CATCGAAGTTCGGGGTGTAAATATCGACAGGGACTAGGTTGCCAAAGTCATTTGGGTAGACGTAATCCGGCTGCATTTGATAGATGTTTCCAGAAACCATCTGATGCCATTCGATGGAAGCGGGGCCAGCACGGGCCACCACGGGGTAATAGTTTCCGTTGTAGTCAGTCCACAGGTACCAGAGTTGTTCGCTGATATCGTAAACCATAGTCACGTTGGTGGTGACGTTGGTAAGGACGTAGAAACGGTGGCCGGCGTGCTGGTAGGCGAGGGAATAGAAACTACCGCCCTGGTCGAGGTCCAAGGCTCTCTCAATCGCCGGGGTAGAGATGAATTTGGCATTAAGGTTTTCAACCATCACAACGCGAGACGTGCCGACCTTGGACTGGGTGGCCCAGAAGAGCACCCCGTCGAGGTCGCAGAAAGTGTCGGCGGAAATACAGCCGAAGTTGTAGAGCGCGCCGGGGAGAGGACTGAGAGATGAGCCGAAAGAGTTCCCAGCATCGTAGTAGAACTGGGTGGTCCAAGTTTTGATCGCAACGACGTAGACGAGCTGGCGAGCGAGCTGAACAGCCACGTCGGCGTCTGAGGCGGCAGTGATGAAATCCAAAGGGCTCCAAGAGCCAACTCCAGTGACCTGATTTTGATTCGTGGTTTCCCAGATTTTGCCTGAATAGTCCATAGCGTAGACGTAGCCGTTGAGATAGACGAATCCAGGAACGGTGTTGGAGGGGAAGCCGGAAGAATCTCCGCCGACGAGGGTGATGACGTTTCCATTCTGGAACACGTAAACACGGCTGGAACTCGCGGCGGTGGTATTATCTCCGCCGAACATGATAGTAGGCGGGGAGGTCGGGATACCGAGGAACTGAAATCTGTTACCGGTAGCGTAGGAGACGGTAGGGGTAGTGAGGTAGGTTATGCCGGAAGTACCTCCTAGAGAATCTGTGAGGATAAAGTAAACGCCTCCACTGGCGATGAACAGGGTCAGGTAGTTCTTGCCTACGTACGGAGCGCTGCCAAAGAGCTGAACGTATTCGTAGGTGAACAGCCCCTGGCCTACCGCCGAGGAGGAAGGGACTGGAGGCAACCCATGGCCTCGGGGTTCGATGAAAGAGCTGACTATAGGAACAGGATTGAACCCGGGACGCTTCTCAATCTCGTATTCGTTGGTGAGCTTGTTCTTTTCCGCGTAAGCATTGACCAGGCGAGCATCCTTGAAGAAACTCCCATCCCTGGAATCCAGGGTATTGACCAGCGGCCACCGATGCGGGATCTGCATCGAGCGAGCTTGGGACAGGGAGAGTTCTTGAGGGGCTTCAGGCATTAGCGGAATCTCCCACGGAATTGAGCTTCACGCTGGTCAGGCTGGAACATGGTGTCGGCGTCTTCAACGTCCCAGTCCTCGAGGGCGGCTTGGTACTTGGCGGACATCGCGGCCGCGCGAGCCTGGATGGCGATGGGAGTGCCGGTGGAGATTTGCTCGGCCAGACCCCATTCAAGCAGCAATCCCCATTCGATGGGGAAATTCATCTGATCTGTGATGCCGATGAAGTTGGTGACCGGGACCTCGAGCATTAGGTGAGCGGTGCCATTGGTCGCCTCGTAGGTCGAAGGCGGCATCCAGAAGTAGACGTTGAGGGTTAATTGCTGTTTGTCCACCGCGTAAGAGTTGATCGACCCAGGCTGCAAGAGGGTTGAGAGCCTCTTGTATTCGTCTGGGTAGGACAGCAAGATCAAGGGTCGCTGGGTGCCTGAGGTGTTGAGGTAATAGCCAGAAAGCACCCTCAAGGGCTTGGGCATCGGAACTGTCCCTGTTGGCCCAAAGGTATAGAGAGCCACGCCTTGGGTCGATGAAATCGGCGGGAGGAGCGTAATGGCTTGGTCCTGGACTAGCCAGAGCTTTAGCCCTTGGGTCATGTAGAAGTTGATTAGCTTGTTCAGCCGCCGAGTATAATCGACTATGATCTCGCTATCCGGGCTGCTCCCAGCCGCCAGTTTACCCACGTCCTTCATCGCATCGCAGATGATCCCGTAGGCGTTCATGATGGTGGAGGGCGTGGTCATGGGTGGGTTACTGCTTGGTCAGATCAAGGATGATGAAGAAACCCATGTTCTTTTCCGTCACCTTGAAAGAGGTCAGTGCGATCCCGAGGGAGTTCTCGGGGCTAGAGATGGCCTGGATCTTCTCCAGGTCAAATCCGCCGCGGGACTCAAGGGGCATAATGAGGTCCAGAGGCTGTGGGATGCCCGCCGGCTTTATCTCCCCCATTAGCCACCAGAGATAGAATCCCATTTTCTCCTGGATCGAGAATTGAACGCTGTCGATCCGAAGGCGACGCGGGGTGCCGTTTAGGTCGGCGAAAAACAAGACTGGCTCGGGTTTTGGAAGATCAGCAGAGAGCAATCCGGTGACGGTTGCTACACAGTGATTCCCTCCGTCCGAGCCAATCTTGACTTTCATTCAGCGCTCCTTGGCGGCGAAGATAAAGTCGGCGTAAACGGTCTGCGTGGTTCCGGTGGCGATAAGGCCGTAGGTCAGGCCGTTAGTCGTGGGAGTCCAGGCACCAGAGACTCCAGTTTGGTAGGCCGCGCAAGGGACTAAGGGACCGGGAGAGGCGTTGACGTTGTTTACTCCGGTCCAGGCGCTCTGAGGTGTCCAGCCGAAGAGGGGGAAATCGAAATAGGCATAGACGTTCTGGAGACGGTCCATGTAGAAGCCAAGGTCAACCCACTGAGCATTGGCATAGGGGATTGAGGTCAAGGCCGCCGCGGGGATCGGAACGGTCCAGAGGAGGGTTGAGGCGTTGTAGGCTGAGAGCGCGACGGTGGTCAGGTTGGTGAGGGTGAAGAACAGGCCGTCGGTCGGCAGCGCTGTCGTGGTGGCCGCCGGCATCAGGCCAGCGTAGAGCGTGGTCGTAGCGACAGCGGTTAGATTAATCCTGGTGTGGAAGAAAACCTTCTTCGAAGGGAAGAGGGTGGCGGTTAGACTGGTTCCGGTGTACAAGGCAGGAGGAAGGAAGAAGTTGTTCCTCCCTCCGATCACCCCGGCGGTTCCGGCTCCGGCGCTCGAGGTAGTGAGTAAGAGCTGGCCGCCGTCCCCAGGGGTCAGAGCGGCGGCCGCCCCCGTTCCTGAGAGAACTGTAGACACGTTCCCATCGCTGGCCAGGGTCTCGAAAAAGTCATCGAAGAGGGTTTGGTACATGAAGGGGTTGGGCTGGCCGTAGTCACCTAAAGGCCCCCACTTGTAATCGGTAGAAACGCCAGAAGGAAACCGAGCTGGTGACTGGGACGGAGTTGTCATTCAAATCTCCTCGCGGCCCGAAGGCCGCTTTGGTGAAAGCGCGAGGAATGGTGTGCGTAGAGAATGCATGGATAATACACGTATACTATGGGCCGTTACTGCCGAGTATGCTCCTTGGGTCTGTTACCCCTGCCGAGGCCATGAATATCGTGGCAGATTTGGCGTTCTTGGTGTCGTAATCGTTGTCTTGGTCAAACTGCGGACGCAACCTCCAAAACCACTTCGGCCCGTGCATACAGTTGGTCCGGACGAACCAGGCATGGGGAGCGGTGAGGTAATGGTTGAGCTTCAATCCCTTGGGGAACGCGTTGGTCATCTTGATGACGTTGGGATCGTTATTTGCAGTTCCGGACTGCAAGACACTCTTCATCAGCCGATTGCCATTAAACCATTCTTGGCGGGCCACATGGAGGCTCTGGGGCATGATGGAGACCAAAAGGCCGCGGTCAGTTGGCAGCCCCATAGCCAGAATGCACATATCCTCGAGCGAGGCTTCGGTCATATCAGCCCCGGGGCTCAAGGCATTGGCAAAGGTGCCGCCTGTGGTGTTGGGCTGGGCGACTCCGCAAAGCGATTGGCCTGTGGCGAATTGAAAAACGTTGCCGGTGAAGGCGTCGTTGTAGACGCCGGCGGCTAGGTTCTCCACCGTCTGGCGGATCGAAAAGGCATTCGCCTCGGCACGGTCGTAAGACACCTTGTCGTAGAGATTGTTCATCAACTCTTCGAGGGTGACTTTGTAGCCCAGACCATAAGCGAGGTGAGTGTAACGCTGAACTGGACCCTGGGTTTCGTAATCGTAGCTAAGAGGCCCTCCCTCCGCCTTGATCGGGGCGAGGCCGAAGCCTGTGACTTGGACCTCTTCCTCGTAAGCCTGCTCGCTCTCTCTCACATCAAAGAGATCCGAAAACTCCTCTGTATGTTCTGCATAAGTCTGGCCCCAAAAAGCCAAGACGCCCGGCCACAACGCTTTAGGATGTGACCCAGTATTGATAACTCCTCCGGCCATGAGATTCTCCTAAAGGTTAGAAGCCTGCAACCGTGCCTTCGTAGACATGGTTGATGAGTTTGACCAGCCATTTGGCATAAAGGCCAAAGGTGTTCCACGAGGCGGTTTGCGGGTCGAGCCGCTGAGACAGACCCATCATACGCAAGAAGTAGCCGTTGGTGACGGTGCTTGAGGTTTGAGGGGTGTGGCCAGAGGAAACGCCGTTGTCCAAGGTCGTGCCGCTGATCGCGACGCCGGCCGCGGGGGCGCCGTAGACGAACGAAGCGTTTTTCGACGTTGCAGTGTAGGTCAAGGAAGTTGCTGGCGTAGTACCAGCCCCGGTTTCCTGGATCTCGAAAACGACCTTGGGATCGTCAACGACCAGGGCGAAATAGTTCTTCACCTTGGTGGCAGGGACGCTCAGAAGGGTCAAGTTTGTCGGGTCGATGTAAGGACCGCCGCGGAGGCTCGTCGTTGTGTTGGGCGAGGCGCCGAAGGCGATCGCCACGCCAAGGACAAGAGTCGAAGAGGCCGCGAGGGTCAAGTCGATCGCTTGAAGCCCAGACCACTGATCCAGCCCCGCCACCGGGGAAACTAGATCGCCTGGACTGAAAGCGTTCGTCGAGGTTGAAGAGATGAAATAAATGTTTGCTTGTCCATTCCAGTCAGACCCGTTCAGGTACTTTACGGGCGTTAGGCCGGAAGGTTTATTCTGATTTGTGACCGTGTTGGCCATAAATAAAACCTCCTAAACGTTAAAGAAGTTATGTTTGTGCTGGTTAACTACAGCAGGTACAACCCGCAAGTTATTCTGCACATGCAATCCTGACACTAAATCGCCCTGTAAAGGTATAACATGGTCTACCTCGTGCGGTACGCCTGTTTCTTTAGAGCGTCTTCGGGCTGCTTCATAAAACTCTTTTATTGCCTCTTTATCTGCCCAGACTGGAGTTCGCTTAAGGCTTTCTGCCTTACGTGCAGCTACAGCAGCTGCAATCTTTTCTGGATTAGCTTTCTGATAGTTTCTAGAATAAAGAACAGCAGCTCGCGGATGCCTTTCCATCCACCGACGAGCGTTATTACACTCTATATCGCACGACTTGCAGCGAGCTGAAAGCTTACCTCTACAACCTGGACTTCTCTTATAAAAACAAGACTCAGGCTTTACGTCTTTACATCTGCTGCAACGCCGTACAGGCTCTGGATTATCTTTAAGATATCCATTAACCTGCTCGAAAAGAGATTCTAGGTCGTCCATAAGTCAAGCCTTCTGCCGCCGACGTTGGAACAGTGCGGGGCGCACCCGAGTCCGTTCCTGGTCCACGTAGCGGGTTTCACGAATGTCATCGGAAACCTCGCCTTTGTCTAATATCTTTTCACCTCTGAAAATCGATCCCATGATGCCTGCGTTGCGGGTGTCGATAGCGGCACGGTCTTCGAGCCACAGGTCTTCAGCGAGCTTCATTAAGATGAGACGCTCGGGCCGCCCATCGGCTCCGATGCCGGCGGCGATAGAGACCCGCGAGCCGAGGTCAGTGTTGCCACTCATCTCGGTGTCGGTGCCTACGCCTCTTTGATTGACAGGAACCTCATCGTAATCGACGAACTCGTAACAGGCTTGAAGCGCTCGAGGGATGTTGGATTCCTTAATCCAATGCAAGTGATAGCCGGAGATCTCGGGGACTTCGAGCTTGCGCATCGGAACGCTCATCGGAATGCGATTCTTACGGTTCCGCTTGGGTTCAACCGTTGCGTTGGCTGGGTTGTTCGGTTCCAGAATATCACTTGCATTGGACATAAGTCACCACTCGTAGGTTTCGGTATAGGCTTTTTGCCAGTCAGCCAGGGTCTTGTAGGCTCTTCCGGGGCCTACGAGCCGGGTGGCCGACTTCTTGCATGCAGCTTGGGCTTCGGGCGGAAGGTCAGCGAAGGATCGGCCGCCGCCTTGGTCGCGGGAGGTCGTTCCGCCTCCATCCACCTTTGAAGGGCTTTCTCGCCTTGAGGCGTTAGGGTCGAACACTTTGGTAATCTCCCGGTCAACATGATCGAAGAACTCCTTGGTACCGAGGAGCTTGCCCTCAGCTTTCCATTCATTGGCCAGTCCCATTGCGAGGCCGGTTTTGCGCTGGTCAGTGCCGAACCACTTGTTTTCGGCCATCCAATCGCGGGCAGCGGGAGTGAGTTCGACGGCCGTCGAAGGCGGCTCGCTCTTCGGAACAGGCTTGTCGGCCTCCTTAATCGCCGCCGTGACCTCGCCCAGTTTGTCCGTCAGCTCTACCTCCGCATCCACATCGCCGTCCTGGCGTGCCTTGACGATCGCAGAGGTAATCTCACGCTTTTGCTCTACCGCCCGTTCTTTGTTCAGGGTCGAACGGAACTTCTTTAACTCGTCGATCGACTCTTGGGCGGCGGAGAGGAGTTGCTTGGTTTTGACCAGTTCGCTCTCGACTGAGTTGACTTGGTCAGCGAGCTTCCGATTATTCGCTTTGAGAATCGGAAGGAACTCTTCCCC